AACGACGAGGCTGTCAATGAGATCATCGACGGCTTTGACGCTGCATCCGTGCCCGACGGCATCACCGCTGAGCGTCTGGACAGCGCCGCCTACTCCATGGCCCTGTCCATCGACAAGAAGTCCATCGAGGCGCTGCAGAGTGCAACCGGTGCTACCATCAGCGCCACCAAGACCGCCTGCACCGCTTCCACCGCCTACAAAGAGGCTCTGGCCGCCAAGCGCACCCTGAGCCGCAACGGCGTGCCCCAGACCGGCCGCTTTATGATCGTCAGCCCTGAGTATCTGGAGATCCTCATGCAGGATGACAAGTTCATCAAGCAGGGTGACCTGTCCCAGCAGCTGGTGCAGACCGGTGCGGTGGGTCAGATCGCCGGCTTTGCGGTGTACGAATCCAACAACATGGACTTCGAGAACACCACCCGTGTCAGCACCAAGAAAACTACCACCGAGTTCATCTGCGGCCACCCCAACTGGTGCCACCGTGTGATGGAGTGGCAGACCCCCGTGCACCTGCAGGATCTGGGCGGCTCCGGCAAGTACATTGGCGCGTCCGCTGTGCAGGGCCGCAAGGTGTACGGCATCAAGGTGTCCAAGCCCAAGACCCTGTACATCAAGCGCATCGAAGCGTAAGGAGGGCCCCGCCCATGAACTACTGCACCTATGACCAGTACACGGCGGCGGGCGGTACGGTGCCGGAGGCGGCCTTCGGGGTGCTGTGCAGCAGGGCGTCCCGGCTCATCGACAGCGCGACCTTCGGCAAGGCGGAGCCCCATGCCGCCGTGTGCGAGAGCTGCCGCCAGATGCTGGCAGATGCCTGCGCTCAGATCGTGGATCTGTTTGCCGCACAGGCCGCTGTGGGTGCTGCACCGGGCGCACAGAGCGTCTCCAATGACGGCTATGCTGTGACCTTTGCGGCCAACACAAGCCTGAGCGCCGCCGTGCGTTTTGAAGCCTGGCATGTGCTGGAAGCCGCCCTCGGGGCGGACCCCCACGGCCTGCTGTACAGGGGGATCATGTGAGATGAACACGTCTGTTACCGTGGTGAACCTCATCCACGACCCCAAGGCCGACACTGATACGCCCAAGTGCTGGGTGTTCCCGGCCTGCAGCTGGCGGGGAAAGCTGGACACCTCCGGCACCGGCACCAGCAAGGACCCCGAGCGCACCATCCAAATCCGCATCCCGGCCAGCGTTTGCACCCTGGGCTACCTGCCCTATGTGCAGTGGGCAGCCCTGCCCGCTGCCGAAAAGGCAAAGCACTGGACGCTCAAGCGGGGCTGGAAGGTGGTGCAGGGTGCGGTGCAGAGCCTGACCGCCGAGGAATCCGCCCGGCTGGAAAAGACGCACCCCTGCTGCACCGTGTCGGCCATCTCGGACAACCGGGAACCGCTGCTGCCGCACTGGCATGTGGAAGGGAGCTGACGGCATGGCCACCATCTGGGACAAGAGCCACGGCGGACGCCTGACCATCACAACGCCCATGGGCACCCTGTTCACAGTGCAGCACCGCAGCGGCAAGTGCAAGGCACATATCCGCTGGAACAAGGACGTGGGGGCCAACCTGACCCGGGCCATGGTCACGGGCCGAGGCAAGCTCATGCAGCGCATCATCCGGGACACCCACCCGCTGGTGCCCTTTGACACCGGTATGCTGGACAATTCCGCCCAGCTGGCCACCGACTACGACACCGGCGAGATCATCTGGTCAACGCCCTATGCAAGACCTCAGTATTATCTGCACCCCCAGGGCGAGGGCCTGCACGGTGACACCGGCCTGCGCGGCAGCTACTGGGCCGAGCGCAGCAAGGACGCCAACAAAGTCTCATGGAACCAGTTCTGGAAAGCAGTGATGAAGGAGGAAACCAGATGACCCCTGCCATTCAGGCCATGCGCGACTGGCTGCGCACCTGCCCGCTGGTGGCCTCCGCACAGGAGGACGGTGTGGCGTTCCGGGTGGGAGGCCTGACCGGCGACGCCGAGGAATACACCATTTTGGACATGCCCGGCGCACCGGAGCTCAAGCACTATTTCAGCGGGTCGCTCCGGCTCAAGAACTATGTGTTGGCCTCCCACACCGTCTACAGCCCGGACAACGCCGCCCAGCAGGCCGCAGCCTCCGGCTTCTGGGACGACCTGACCGAGTGGGTGGCCAGCCAGAACCGGGCCCGCAATTTCCCGCAGCTGGGCAGCGGGCGCACCGTCCGGGAGGTGTCCGTCACCTCCAGCGGCTACATCCTCGAAGCCGAGGGTGGGGCCTGCCGCGCCCAGATCCAGCTGCAGCTGATCTACTATCAACCGAAAGGAGCGATTTTATGACCGTTAAAGAAGTGATGACCGGCATCACCCCCAGTGCAGACTATGCCGGCCTGGAAATGGCGGACGACTTCGTGCTGGCATTCCAGACTGCTGACACCCAGAAGGATGTGAATGACTACATCGTCTGCCAGGAGTGCATCACCGAGCACTCCGCCGCCGTGAACCCCGGCACCCAGGACAAGCAGTATATCCGCAAGGGCAACGCCACCATCAAGACCAGTGCCCAGCGCACCTTCTCCATCTCCGGTGATCGCACCCATGGCGACCCCTGGCAGGATTGGGTCACCAGCCTGCCCGTGATGTTCGGCACCGGCAGCGCCGTGATCGTGCCGTATGCCTATTTCTCCATGCTCACCGGCAAGGGTGAGACCGGCAAGGCCTCCGTCATCGTCAACAATGACGCATCCAACGGCGCAGGCAACAACGCCGGCATCTCCGTCACCGTCTCCGGTGTGGAGAAGCCCACGGAGTACACCTACAGCGTCAGCCCGCAGTCCGCCAAGACGGAAAAGGCCGTCAAGGCGTAAGTTCTCAACATGTCCCCGTCCACCTCCCCGGACGGGGATTTTTTATGCCCTGAACAGTCAGAAGGCCGGGGCAGCACCGGCGCAGGGCCCAACGAAAGGAGCTTTTTATGATTCTTCGCAACGTGAAATTCGATTTTAAGGTGACCAAAGGCAAGGACTACAAGCGGTACATCCAGGGCTACAAGGCAGCCATGGTGGCGCTGAACGCGTTGGATAAGGAAGATGACGAATACCTCATCAAGTTCAACGAGATCCTGGATGACTTCTTTGCGGATCTGCTGGGCGAGGATTACGACCAGCGCCTGGGCATCGACGTGGATGACCTGGAAGATCTGATGCAGCTGCTTGCCGACTTCAATGCCGCTGCCAACCCGGAGGCACTGGAACGCATGGCCGCCCTGCAGCCCATCGACCGGGAAGCCATGAAGGACGCCAAGAGTTCCATCCCGGCACCCATCCCCATGCCCATGAACCGGGAGCAGCGCCGGGCAGCACGCCGGGCCAAGGCATGACCCGCCCGGACTGCTACCTGACCGACAGCCTGCCGCAGGGCTTTGAGACGGACTTCCGGGCGTGGGTCACCTACGACAACATGGCCGCCCGGGCCCACACACCCGAGCAGGAAGCCGCCCTGCAGGACTACGCCCAGCGGGTGCTCATACATGGCCCGCTCACAAAGGACAACCTCGACGCCTTTCTGGACTTTTACCGCTGCGGCGCCGAGGAATCCGAGCGGGAGAAGCGCAGCGCGGAGGCGTTCCGGGAAATGCCCCGGGGCTTTGATTTTGCGGTAGACGGCCCCCTGATCTGGGCGGCCTTTCTGCAGACCTACGGCATCGACCTGCGCACGGCGCAGCTGCACTGGTGGGACTTCATGGCCCTGTTCCGGAGCCTGCCGGACGAGTGCCGCATCTGCAAGATCATCAGCTATCGCACCGAAGATCTGACCGACATGCCCAAGGGAATGCGGGAGCAATACGAGAAGCTGCGCCGGGTGTACGCCCTGCCTGCGGAGGCCGGCGGCACGGCCCGGCGCTATGTGTCCATGGCAGACCGCAAGGCGTCCATTCTTGCCAGGCAGGCCGAATACCAGAAAGAGCATTCCGGGAGGTGATGCACCATCGCACGCGAACATGACGGCGAGGTCGTTTTCGGCGTCGTGACCGATCCCAGCGGGGCCCAGGAGGGCCTTGACCAGGTAGAACAGGCAGCGGAACAGGCGGCCCAGAAAACCGCCTCTGCCGCCGCCAAGGCCGCCGACAGCGTGGTGTCCGAAACGGAAGAAGCGGCCCAAAAGGCCGCCGCTGCCGTCAAGAGCGCTGCCGGAAAGGGCGAGAAGGAAGCCGCCGACGCCGGGGCAAAGGTCCGAAAAGTCAGCAAGGAGACCTCCGACAAGGTGGGCACGGACGCCGATGCTGCCGGCCAGAAGACCCAGCGCTCCGCCAAGGAAACGAAAGAAAAAGTCGTCTCCCAGTTTACCGCGGGGCAGGTGGCCATCGGCAACATCATCTCCAAGTGCGTGGACAAGGTGGTGGACGCCGGCAAGACCCTGATCTCCACCGGCGTGTCCTACAACGCAGAGATCAAGAAATACAGAACCGCCCTCACCAACCTGCTGGGCGACGCGGAAAAGGCCAACGCTGCTTTGGCTGCCATGCAGGCAGACGCAGCCCGCACGCCCTTTGACACGGCTACGCTGGTCAAGTCCAACGAATACCTCATTTCTGCCGGTGAGAACGCCGAGTACAGCCGCAAGACCATCCTTGCCCTGGGCGACGCGGTGGCAGCCACCGGCGGCGGGTCTGCCGAGCTGGAACGCATGGCCCAGAACCTGCAGCAGGTAGCCAACCAGGGCAAAGCCACCAGCGTGGACATCAAGCAGTTCGCCATGGCGGGCATCAACATCTATCAGGTGCTGGCCGACTACACGGGCAAGTCCGTGCAGGACGTGCAGAGCATGACCATCACCTACGATGTCCTGACCCAGGCGCTGCAGGCCGCTGCCGAAGAAGGTGGCCGCTACTATGACAGCATGGCCACCCAGAGCCAGACGCTCAATGGCCGGTTGTCCACCCTGAAGGACAACGCCACCCAGCTGGCGGGCGTGGTCATGGAAGATCTGACCACTGCCTTTGGCGAGGCGGTAACCAAGTGCAACGATCTGGCCATTGCCTGCAAAGCAGGCTTTGAGGCAAACGGCATCGACGGTCTGCTGGACGCTGTGCGGGAGACCACCCCGGAGCTGTCCGTGCTGGCCGACGCCGTGCAGCTCATCAAGGATAACTTCGCACTGCTGGCCACCGGCACGGTTACCGTAACGACCGCAGTCGTTTCCTACAAGGCCGCAACCGCCCTGGCAACCACGGCAACCGCCGCATACTCTCTGGCGACCACAGCCCTGAACGCTGCCCACCTGGCTGCCGCAAGCGGGGCCAACACGCTGACCGTCGCACAGGTCGCCCTGAACGCTGTCATGGCAGCGAACCCCATCGGAGCGGTGGTGGCCGTGGTTGCTACCCTGACCGCAGGCATTGCGACCGCACGAGCCACCAGTGAGACCTTTGCCGCCAGCTGGGACACCTGCATGTCCGGCCTGAAATCCGCTGCCGATTTTGCGGTGAACAGCGTGCTGACCACCTTCAACATGCTGTGGTCCGCCATCAAGGGCATCGCCGCTGCCATTGCCGCTATGCCGGACGGACCCAAGGCTGTTCTGGATGCCTACAACAGCGCCTACGCAGCATCCCGGGATGAGTACAAGCAAAATCGGAACGCCAAGGACTGGGACAATGCCCACGAGGGCATGGAGTGGGATGACGACAACGGGTGGGTGCCAAAGGGCACCAGCAGCTCCGGAAACGGCAGCAGCCGGGGAGCGGCTGGTGTAGTCAGTGACATCCCGTCCTCCGCCGGTTCCAGCACCAAGAAATCCAGCAAAAAGGCTGTCACAGAGACCGTCCTGCGCTCCACCACCGACAACTACACCACCTATTCCCAGAACGCCCTTGGGCAGGTGGAGACCACGGTGGAATCGGTCAACGAGCACATCCGTGACAGCACCGGCAAGGAGTTTGACCGCCTGACCGAGAAGGTGACCGAATCCGGCAAGGAGATGGTCAACGGCGTCGAGCGGGAATACACCCTGGTGACCACCAAGGTGGACGGCGTGACCCAGAAGGTGACGAAGTCCTACGCCGACATGTCCAAGGTGCTGACCGACACGGCCAAGAAAACGGCCACCAGCTACAAGGACGGGGCCACCGTCACCACTGCCGAGGTGACCAAGATCTATGCCGACGGGTCCCGCCATGTGGAACAGACCGTCACCGAGGCCGGGGAGCGCATCGGTGCAAGCGGCCGCGAGACCTACGAGAAGATCATCACCTATGTGGACGGCGTGCAGGACAAGGTGGAGGAATCCGCCCAGCAGATCGACACCTCCGTCACTGCCACCCAGAAGCGCATTGACGAGGCCCTGTCCGGGGCCAAGAGCGAGCTGAGCAGCGGCATCTTTGGCATCATCAAGGACGGCATTTCCGCCGTCAAGAACAAGGATTGGGCCGGCATTGCCGAGACAGTGGCCAAGCTCATCTGGGGCCAGGTGACCCAGAGCCAGCGGGAGACCGTCTCCGCCTGGGCCAAGAAAGCGCTGGCCGCCATTAACGAGGCCTACGCCGGAGGCGGGCTGCAGCAGGCCTTTGAGGCCGTGTCCGGCATCCTGGGCAGCGGCATCAAAAACGGTGCCGGAGCCACAATCCAGGGCATTGGTGAGATTGCCAGCGGGCTGTCCGGCTCCGGCGGCATGGGCAAGCTGGTGGGTGCTGCCGTGTCCGGCATTGGCACCATCGGCAAGGCCGTGGCGGGCCTTGTGGGCAAGGTGGGCGGCCTGATTGCAGCCCACCCGGAGGTTTTTGCCATCATCGCACTGGTGGCCGGCATTGCCGGGCTTGGGCTTTTTTTGTGGAAGAAGTACGGCCGCAAGGGCGGTTCTGCCGATGACGGCAGCTCCACCGATGAGACACCGGCCCTGCCGCACCCGGACAGCAGCGGCTACACCCAGAGTGACACGATCACCGCCGCAGAGCTCACCCGGCGCACGCAGGCGGCCTCCATGGCCAACCAGAGCAGCATAGCTCGCACCCAGAACGGAACTGGTTCCGGGGCAGCGCAGCAGCTCACGGCCAGCTACACGGGCAGCCTGACGGCGGTGTTCAACGTGGACGGCAGAGAAATGGCCCGCACCACCGCGTCTTACATGGACGAGGAACTGGGCTTTCGGAGGTGATGAACCATGGAAGATTTTTATATCAACGACCACGGGGCCAGCGAGTTCGGGGCCCTGCTGCTGTCCAGCTGGTATGTCAGCGGCAGCACTCTCACCCAGAACTACCTCACCAGCTACACAGGCAGCCGGATCACCTTCTGTTCCACCCAGTACGGCCTTCGCTCCATCTCGCTGCCGGTGGACATCTACGGCGCAAGCCCTGCCGACGCAGCGGCCAAGCGCAGCGCCCTGACGGCGGCTTTTCTGGGCGGCACGGTGGAGCTGGCTCTGCCGGACGGCGGCACCTACACGGCTCTGCTGCTGGACAGCGGCAAGGCACAGGAGCAGGACACCGACGGCTGCATCCTCAGCTGCACCTACACGCTGGCAGGCTACCGGCACGGGGCGCTGGAAACGCTGGTGCTTCCTGCGGATGTCCAGACCTTTTTTGCTGCGGGCACCGCCCCGCAGATGGAGTGCCGCATCACAGAGACGGTAACGGAGGCCGGCAGCCACACCGTGCACTACCCCAACGGCGGCAGCTGCGTGCTCAAAGATCTGCAGGCCGGTGACACCGTGTGCGTGGACGGCATCACCCGGCAGGTGCTGTGCAACGGCCAGAACCTGTTTCAGGCCGTCACCGGCATTTCCGGCTGGCCCACCGTCCGTGCCGGAGAAAACAGCCTTGCCCACACCGGGCAGAGCTACGTCGAGTATTACCCCATTTTTGTGTAAAAGGAGGCGTTGCCCGTGCTTGCCATCGTGTCCGCAGACGGTCATCACATCCCGCTGGACTGTGATGATTACTGCATCGTGCACAACTGGAACGGCTGGGAGGATGAGATCAAATTCAGCCTGCCACGGGGCCACCAGCAGGCCCGCCTGCTCACCGAGCGGGTGCGGCTGGTGGAAAAGACCGAAGATCAGACCTATGCACTGTCCAGCATCAACGTGGGGCGCAGCTACACCGACTACGAGGCCGTGCTGGATCTGGACAGCCTGTGCGGCACCCTGCTGAAGAACTGGAACAACTATGTGTCCACCGGCCTGTTCTCCAAGGGCCCCCAGACCATGGCCGACACCATCCGGCGGGCAATTTCCGGCCTGTCGGACTGGAGCCTGACCGTCCCTGACAAAGCCACCGAGAAGCTGGCCATTGAAAAGTTCACCGGCAGCCCGCTGGAGTTGGTGCAGAAAGCGGTGGACGTGTGGAAGAACTACCCTGTGCGGTTCCTCGTGCCCGGCACGACTTCCGCCCGCCAGATGATCATTGTGGACCCCGGCGCCCGGACCCCGAACGGCACCTACTTCACCGACGAGCTGAACCTGACCGAACAGCCCTATTATAAAGGAAAAGCGGAGACCGGCGACAGCTACTATACAGCCCTACTGCTGTACGGCAAAAGCGATATCAGCGTGGAAGCACAGTGCCACAACTACGACAGCCGGGTCATCTGGCACAGCGAGACGGACAGCTCCATCTCGGACAAGTCCGCCCTGAAGATCAAGGCCGACGCCATGGTCAAGGCGGCAGCGTTCCCCAAGTGCTCCTACAGCTGCCAGATCGCCGACCTTGCCCGGCTGGCCCCGGATCAGTATGCGTATCTGTCCTTTGGCCTGTATGACAAGGTAGTGCTCATGGACCGTGACCGGCACACCAACACCACCATGCAGGTGGCCCAGTACACCGTTTATCCCTACCATGCAGAGAAGAACGCCGTGCAGCTCAACAGCGTGGCGGGCACCATCTCTTCCGGCAGCAAATCTTATTCCGGTGACGTGATCGAGTACACTGACCCGGACACTTCGGAGGCATCGAATGCAGATCCTTAAAATTGACTTTCAGTCCCAAAGCGCGCCGCCCGTCGTCCCGGTGATGCAGTCGGACGCGCAGAGCCGGTTCATCGGCATGGCCCTCTACAACGGCGGCACCCCGTACAAGGCCCCGGAAGGTGCGGTGTACACCGTGCAGTACCGGGGCGAGGGGGCCAACAACTTCGGCTGGTATGACCAGATCCTCACCACCAGCGGCAAGCACGCCGCCGTGACTGTGGACGCCGACAACGCCCACATCATCACACTTGAGCTGGCCGAGCAGGCCTTGCGCCGCCCCGGCGACGTACACGTCAACCTGTGTGTGATGGGCCCCGATACCGGCTACGAGCTGCGCACCTTTGACATCATTGTCCGGGTGGGCGGGGCCGCTTACCCGGATGATGTGGCCGTGCAGAGCTATTTCTTCGTCACCGGCGTCTCTTCGTCCTCCTGGCTGTCTTATGTGTCTACCTGCCTGGAGGCACAGCAGGCGGCGGAAAAGGCGGTGACGCTTGCGGAAAATTCTGCAACCACTGCCAAGAAGGCAGCTTCGTCTGCATCTGCGGATGCGAAAAACGCACAGGATAACGCCAGCTCCGCCAAAAAAGCAGCGGACCAGATCACGTTCATCGCTAACGGCTGCAAGGGCTACTACAGCACCGCTCAGGACCTGCGTGACGCTTACCCCACAGCGGCCGCTGGTTCCTGGGCGATCGTTGCGGAAAACAGCACCATCTGGGTGTGGAACCCCGCTACCTCTGCCTGGAAAGACGCGTCCGTCAATGTGGACTTTTCCGACTACTACAAAAAGTCCGAGGCGGACAAAAAGTTCGGCACGCCGTACAGCCTGCCCGCAGCCACGGTCAGCACGCTGGGCGGCGTGAAGGTGGGCGACTATCTGGACATTGCCCCGGACGGCACCCTGAGCGGCAAGACGCTGTATGACACCATCGCGGCCAGTGTGGCGGTCAAGTCGGAGGCGCGGCTGGTGTGGAGCGGAAAAACAACGATTGGGATGAGAAAAACTGAGACAATTAACGTTCAGGACGGTGTAGATTACGTTAACCTCCGCGTAAACGAAGCTGATTTTAATCTTACCCCTGGTATGACATATAAAACTGGCAGTTTTGGCGCGGGAAGTCTCACGGTCACAGTATTATTTTCGGCCGACAAAAAACGTCTTGAATGTACCCTTACCAATACGCTGAATACTGTATCGGTTGTATTCACCGGCTACCACTACCCCACCTTGGCAGAGCTGCTGGCCGAGACGCAGGCCGCGCAGGCCGATGCCGACGAACTGAACCTTGACCAGGACTACCGCCTGACTCTTTTGGAGCTGGGCGTGACCGATGATGAAACAACTGAACCGCATGACCAGAAAGGAAGGAATACTATGGCACTTTATAACACCTGCAAGCGTATGATCGAGCGCGGCAAGACCGCCGGTATGGCAAAAAAGCTGGATATCTTCTACGCCGCCAACAAGCTGACTGATGAGCAATATGCCGAGCTTACCGAGATGCTGACTGAAAAGACCAGCGCCTGACCGGGCCGGGAAAGGACGCACCAAGGAGGTGTTGCTTTATGATCGAGTTTCCCATCACGCTGACATCCGGCGGCAGCGTATGCCTGCCCGGGCACGCATTTGCGCTGGCCCTCGGCTACACCAAGAATCAGGGCGTGTACCGCCTGCACATCGATGCAACCGGTGAGTGGGAAGGCCTGACTATCCGGGCTTTCTGGCACGTCCCGGACGGCAAAGACCCGGTATCTTCGCTGGTGGCGGACGGCTATGTGGCCGTGCCTGCCAGCGTGACCGCACAGCCCGGCAATGGGTGCGTGACCTTCGAGGGAAGCGATGGCACCCGCACCGTGACAAGTGCAGATCTGCGCTACCGTGTGGCTGCCAACTCCGGCACGGATGACGGCAGCATGCCGGAGCCTGGCACACCTGCCTGGCAGGAGCTGGTGGGGGCCGTGCACACCGATGCCACCGCCGCAGAGCAGGCCAAGACCGACGCACAGACTGCGGCCACTGAATCTGCCGCCAGCGCGGAAAAGGCCGCTGCCAGCAAGAAAGCTGCCGAGGACGCGAAGGCAAAGGCCGCCGAGAGCTTGCAGGAGCTCAAGAACGGCATTGCATCCGGAAACTTTAAGGGCGACCCGGGTGTGTCGCCCACAGTCACCGTGCAGGATATCACTGGCGGCCATCGTATCGTCATCACCGACGAGACCGGGACCAGCTCTGTCGATGTGCTGAATGGCAAGCAAGGCGACCCCGGTAAACCGGGCGATACAGGCGCAACACCGGAGCTTACCATAGGCACGGTAAAAGAGGGCGATGCGCCGTCTGCGACAATTACGGGCACGGTCAAAAAGCCGATTTTAAATCTCACCCTTAAAAGCGGAGCACCCGGCAAAGACGCCACCGTGGACGCCACCCTGACACAGAGTGGGCAAGCAGCAGATGCCAAAGTGACCGGAGACGCTATCAGCGCAGTAAAGGCGCGGCAGAACATCCTCACGGGCACTGAAACGGGCAACCCGCTCAGCGTTGACGACTCTTTCGCTGCGCCGCTGTGCGGCCTGACCGTGTACGGCAAGAGCACACAGGACGGAACACCCACGCCGGATGCCCCTGTGCCTATCGTAAGCGCTGGTGACGGCGGGAGCGTGGCGGTGAAGGTGACGGGGAAGAATCTGTTTCCAGTGATTACGAATGCCAATATATCAAAGATCAATAAGCCAACTGGTGGCGTGAGATATGGGTATGTATTTTACGTTCCGGCGCAGAGCAGTGTTACTGCATCTGGAAATGCCGATATAGGCACGAACTGCTTTGTTGGAGATTTAGATATAAAAACACAAACATATACACAGAAAGCACAACTCGTATCGGAAAAAGGTGGTACATATACAGCAAAGTTGCAAAGTGGATGGTATGTTATATATAGCTAATGATTATTTGCCGACAATTCTAACTAAATTAAATGCCGCAAAAATCCAGCTAGAAATTGGAACAAAAGCCACCGTATACGAACCCTACCGTGAACAGCTCCTCACGCTTCCAACACCCCACGGTCTCCCCGGCATCCCTGTCACCTCTGGCGGCAACTACGCTGACAGCACAGGCCAGCAGTGGGCGTGCGACGAGGTGGACTTAGAAAGGGGTGTAAAGGTGCAGAGGGTAAACGCTGTAGACTTGTCAACCTGTACAGTTACGGGTACCACTGAGTTTGCGGTAACAAAACGACTTTCGATTCGGTTGCCGATACGTGGTCGCGATTATAAAACAGAAGCCCTATGCAATAAATTGCAATTTCTTGTTTCGTTTAGCAACGATACACCGCATTTTTATGTGGACACAAGCAATGCGCAAGTTTTTATTCCAATTGGCGCTAAAAACCCGGAAGAAGGCGAATACATTTTACTCTACGCTCTCGCCACCCCCATCGAAACTCCGCTCACCCCTGACGAAATCGCCGCCTACAAAGCCCTCACAGCGTACGGCCCTGACACGGTGGTGCAGGCGGGTGACGGTGCGGGGGTCAAGCTGGGGTATCAGAGGGATGTGAACATCGCAATCAAAAAGCTGGAGGACGCAGTAGCGTCCATGACAACGACCTAAAGGAGGACTGACTATGGCAATCAAAAGCAAAGCCCGGCATGACCTGACCCTGCGCTCCATCAAGCGGGAAATTGCCGCAGGGCGCGACGTGGCCTACTGGCTGGACAGGGCGTACACCCATCTGGACAGCGGTCTGCTGACGGAGGACGATATCGTAGAGGTGGAAACTCTGGCAAGGGCGTACTACGATGCACTGGACGCAGAGGACAGTGCGATTGATGCACCGGACGATGTGACGCAGGAAGAGTAACGCCAAGAAAGAAAGGACGTGAGAACATGGCAATTAAACAGTACAGCCTGAAAGCAGACGGGGCCAGGAAGCTGGCACCGGGCTTTAAGGTGCGCGAGTTCCGCTGCCGCGACGGCTCCGACGTCGTGATGATTGACGAAAGCCTTGTGATGCTTTTGCAGTGCATCCGGGAGCACTTTGGCAAGCCCGTTACCATCACCAGCGGGTACCGCACGGCGGCCCACAACAAAGCCGTGGGTGGGGCCAAGAGCAGCCAGCACCTGCTGGGCCGGGCGGCGGACATCCAGGTGGCGGGCGTGTCCGTCGAGGACGTGGCCGCCTACGCCGAAAGCCTGCTGCCCGGCTGGGGCGGCGTGGGCCGCTACCCGGTCAAGGCAGGCCGCGCCAAAGGCTGGGTGCATGTGGACACCCGGCCTAACAAAAGCCGCTGGACGCAGTAAGGGGGTGATACCGATGGCAAGTGTTCTGATGTCGGATGCACCGTATGCGTCCTGGCTTTCTGACGTTTTAGCTACACTCGAAGAACACAAGATCGACCGCATTGCAGTTGCAGCGCCCTTACCGAATGGCGAGGTATTCACAGGCTACTTCCGCTTGGACACGATGGACAAGGCCCTTCTGGCGGCCAACATGCAGGCCGACGCTGTGCTGGACGCAGTGTGCCACAATGGACAGCGCATCCAGCAGGCATGGAGCGATGACATAGATGAGGAGGTGTAACCAACGGACGATGCAATCATCGCCGCCCTGCTGAGCGGTGCCGTGACCCTGATCGGGGTGCTGATCGCCAACAGCCGCAGTCAGGCCGTGACCGACACCAAGCTGGAAGAGCTGACCCGCGAGGTGCGCGAGCACAACAATTTCGCCCGCCGCGTGCCCATTCTGGAAGAGCAGATGAAGGTGGCAAACCACCGCATCGCAGATTTAGAAGCCAACGAACACGAAAGAGAAAGGAACTGACTATGAACGCACATATCACCAACACCAACACCAACCGCAACGTCTCCGCCGGCACCGTGGCCCGCACCGCCGTGCTCCTGCTGGCCCTGACCAATCAGATTCTCAGCGCCTGCGGCAAGCCCATCCTGCCCATTGACAGCGCCCAGCTGGAGCAGGCTATCACTGCTGGTTGCACCACCGTGGCAGCACTCGTCAACTGGTGGTACAACAACAGCTTCACCCAGGCCGCCCTCGCTGCCGATGAGGTCTACGATCAGAAGAAGAACAGCGTGCACTGAGCGCACCGCTGTAAGTCCATAGCATAGCAACAGCCCCGGGAGCCGTCTGGCCCTCGGGGCTGTTTTTGTTTGCGTGTGCTGCCATGTGTCGGAAAGTGTTGAATTTTCCCGCATTGGTAGTTATAATGGTTTGGTAGTAAAATATGGTAGTAGTTTGGAAGTTCTTCTATTTTATCCGTTTTCTTTCGCACGGGGTCATTCTGTACAAATGGAAAATCCCCCGCAGTTTTCACGAAACTACGAGGGATTTTCTTGGCGGAGTAGGAGGGATTTGAACCCTCGCGCCG